TCTCCTATGTATGGTGGATAGGTATAGCTGGTGTAGGAGCTAAATTCCCAGACGCCGGCAATAAGTACAGAGAAGGTGTAGTTCTGGCTGACAATGCCAGGGCCAACAGTGGCGCTGCTAACGACTTGGATGCCGTTGTTGCAGGTAAGTTCTGATGTTATCGTTGGCCCAGCACCTACTTGTAAGACGACCGAATTTGGCCCAAGAGTAGACGCAGGGAAGAATCCGATCGGGTTGTTAACGGCTACAGGGACCGTATAAACAGGAGTGCCGCCTGTGTAGTCAACGGTTGCTACTAGCACTCCATTCTCGTACCAATTAACAACAGCCACCCCGGATGCACCGCATGGCCCGGCAACTGGCACAATGATTGATCCGGCTGGTGGTGCAATTGATAATGGGAATGCTTGCATTTGGAATGCAGGAACATCCAACCCATCGTCAGTGTTGCCGGTGTCGCCAGTCGGCGCTGAATCATCAAAGCCCAGCCCGCCACCGCTAGGTGATAGCTCCAGCGGGTCAGCACCATCAGCGTCCGTGAACGTCTCAGCCGGGATGGTGTTATCGCTGCTGGAGTTCACATCACAGCTCACGCCGGTGCGACCGCTTGGCAGGATGATGCCGGTGCCAACAGCAGCAGCCACATCCAATGCGATCAGGCTGCGGCCTTGGTCGTCGATCGGAAAGTGCGTGGCCTCATAGCTCACATCACCCGCCAGTGTCTTGGTGATCCGCTCCACCTGGTAGAGGTAGTCATGCACTGAGTTGGCGTAGGTGGTGTTGTCACGCGCCAGCTGCACGCGGATGATGTCGCCAGCGCTGATGAGCGTGTTGTGCTCCTGCGGCCGTGCTGCGAACCGGATGGTGTGCGTGGTGTAAAGCCGCTTGGCAAGGATGTAAGCGCCAACCTTAACGGCGTGATCCTCGCTGGTGCAGAACGTCGAAAGGTCGTGCGACTCATACGGCCCGGTTTCGGCGGTGCCGCTGTAACGCACCTCAGCGGTGCGGATGATGCCGATGTCGCTCTCCAGCTGCTGACGCCAGATCACCTGCGCCACGAACGGCTGCCGGTCCGCCAGTGACAGGTAGTTGATCTCCAACGTGCCGGGCAGCACCGTGCCTTCGGTGAAGGTGTACTCCGCCGTGATCGCCGTGGTCTTGATTGCACCGCCGGCAGTCACTGGCAGCAGTGGCCTCAGTCCGCGCTTGCCGCCTGCGCTGCTCTCAGCCAGTAGGAAGTAGGGCGCCAGCCTGGCGGCGAGGTCGGAGTAGTTGGTACTTTCGCGGATCTCAAGGTTGCAGGTGAAGCCGTTCACCTCAAGGAACGTGGCTGCTGCCAGCAGTGCGGTGTTGTCGATCATCGCCGCTGGCACCCTGCTGGTGTTGACCAGCAGCCACTTCACCAGGTCCGCGAAGTTGTCGCTGGGGCCGGTCACGCTGTCGTAGATCCGGGTGACGGCCATGCCACCACGGATGAACAGATGCACCTGGCGGTTGTACTGATCGAAACCGTCCGGGATGGTGACGTTGAAGCTGAGCGTGCTGATGCCCGGATAGCTGCCAACGGTGCCGCAGAAGAATGGTGCCTCGGGCAAATCCTTACCGGCACGCTGCACCAGGAAGTTGCCGGGTGCCCAGGTGCCAGCCCTGCGGTTGTAGGTCTGCGTGTGTGCGCCAACGCGGCAGGCACGCTGAAAGACATCCTTCACCGGGATGCTGTCGAGCTGGCCCTCGCTCAGCACCAGCATGTAGTACGCGGTGACGTTGTTGCTGGCGTCATTCTCGAAGCGGGCCTCGGTGGCGCCGGGACTGATCAGGATGCCGCCTTTGCTGTTGCGGAACCGGGCGAACACGATCGGCACCGGCTCGCCAATCTGCGCGAACCGCTGCGGGCGATCCAGCTCTGTGGTGCCCTGCGCGGCGGTTGCATCAGCTGGTGCATTGATCTGACCGGCCTGGATGGCCAGCAGTGCCAGTGGATCGCTGGAGGAAAGGAAGCTCACTGCCTGATGCCCTGCCCCATGATCGCCAATGTCAACCGGCGCGGCGGCACTTGTGCTCCAACGGGAGACAATGCCGAGCCGAGTTGTATGGTCAGGCTAGTCAATCCGCCATTGCCGCCAACCACTTGGCCGGTGTATGCAGCCACCAGCTCTTGCCCAGCTTGCGGTGTGTTGTTGCCCAGGGTGGAATCGAACTGGTAGATGCTGAGATCCACCAGGCGGCCATCGCTGATGGCAGCGAGGAACGCATCCAACACCAGGCCAGTTGCTGCAGCGGTGACAGATACTGACTGCTCAGTGCCACTGCTGCCGGCGGTGATGCCATCAGCGATGAACGGCACGTAGTTCCAGCTGGCGCTCGACCATGTGACGCTGGTGTTGGCGTAGTAGCTCTGCCACCGCTGGTAGGTAACACCAGCGGTGTCATAGATGCGGAGGTATTGGCTTTGCGCTCTCATCAGGCCATACCCAGCGCGATGCGTGCAGACGGTGTACGCAGCCGGCCGATCACGCCTTCAGCGGTCAACCGCATGGCGCGTTCCATGTCGGCCACTGTGACGTAGCGCTGGCCGTCGAACTCCATCACCGGGCCGGTGGTGATGTTGATTGTCGGGGTGCCACCGCCTGATGCAGCACCTGCCAGCACTGCGCCACCACGGGCGCCTGCTAGGAAGTTGCTACTGGCCGCGGCCATCTTGGATTCAGGCACCACATATTCGCGCTCGCCGCCTTCGCCCACCATCGCCAGTGTTGGTCGATTGACAACGCCGCCTTCTGCAAAGGCCGGCACTGTGAGTTGCGGAATCAACGGGATGTCGGGCGCCGGCAGTCGATTGAATGCCCTGATCAGCACATTGATCAATCCTGCCGCAAAGTTCACGCGGTCCGCCAGATATTGCAGCACGCTACGAAAGACATTCTTGATCGTGCCAACTACTGCCTCAAATGCTTTGCCGATCGCGCTGCCGATCTTGCTAAAGATCGCCACTGCGCCATCGTAGAGACCCTTGAAGAATCCAAGGATGGGCTTCACGTAGTAATCCATGTAAGCTTGCGCGCCAGCCTTTAATAGATCGCCGGCTGCAACCAGCAGTGCAACGATGCCAACCGGGCCAGTGATCAGCACAATGAACGCCGTGGCAATGCCAGCGATGATGCTGCCTGCGCTGGCTAATGCGCCGCCTGCCGCGAACAGGCCAGCAATCGCGCTGCCGATCGAGATGATGGCCGAGATAGCTGGTGCCAATGCAACCAGTGCTGTGAGTAATCCGCCAATCACCAGCAGCGTGGCCTGCACCGGCTGTGGCAGTGCCGTGAATGCTTTGATGATGCCGACAATCCCCTGCGCGATGCTTGTGATTGCAGGCAGCAGTGCTGTGACTGCCTCGTTGAATGGTCCGCTCAGGCTGCGGCCGATTGCATTCAATGAATCATTGAACTCATCAGCTGACTTCGCCATGTCGCCAGAGATCGTGGCTTGATATTGCTCAAGCGCGGCGCGACCTTGATTCAACATTGGAATCAGCTCAACGCCAGACTTGCCGAATAGCTGCATCGCCAACGCAGACTTCTCAGCGCCGTCTGGCATCTTGGCGAAACGATCGGAGATCTCAAGCATTACAGCATCAAGGCTGCGAACCTTGCCCTGTGCATCTCTGGTGGCAACACCGATGCCGGAAAGCGCCTTGCTGGCGGCAGAGCTTGGATCGGTGATGCGTTTGGCAAGTTGCCCCATGCCCTTGGCGACACCTTCAATACTGCTGCCGCTATCTTCTGCCGCTTGTCCAAACCTGCTCAATGATTCCACGGCCACGCCAGTGCGTTGGCTCATGTCATTCAGATTGTCTGCTGCATCAATCGAACCTTTGGCGATTGCCGTCAACCCGGCAACAGCGCCAACCGGCACCAATGCGCCCATTAGTCCGCCGATGCCCTTGGCGGCTTGACCCATGCGGCCGAGCCCGCCGCCCGTCGCTCCGGCTTGCTTATTCAGATTGCCAAGACTGCGGCTAAGGCCGTCGATCTCGCCCTGGCCTTGAACGTTTGCCTTGACCTTAAGGATCGCGTCAAGCTTCACGGCTCACCAATCGCAGGATTTCAGCCTCGATGATCTGCAGATCGCTCAGCATCGCAGATTCATCCGCCACTGACCGCAGTCTAAACAGCCACGCCACTGCGCCATAGTCCAACCCGATC